TTATCACATAAATCGTCAAAATCTGGCTTCGCCCAGTAACCAGTGTTCTCATATGTACCAGACATTTTGTAATCAGATATTGAATAATCAAGTGGGACAGAGAAATGAGCAAATTCGGAACAGGCAGAAAAATTCGTGCATATAGTTGGTATGCCTTTTGCTATAGCTTGAAACGGGAGCAAGCCCCACCCTTCCCCACTTGTCGGATAAAGTAAACAATCTGCTTTATCATAAATACGACCAAGTTCTTCCGCACTAACTTCCCAATCAATTATATCAATCTGCGGATGATCTAGTCTGCCCTTCATTCCACCATTATAGGATCTCGCATCTGGTGGACCTTTGGATTTATAAATCATCCGATACCCATCATCGCCGCTAAATAGTTTGATAAATGCATCAACAGCTACTTGAGAATTTTTTCTCGTGGATGGTGAGCCAATACTCAAAAAAGTAAAAGGACTTTTCCTGACTCTCTTAAGTGGAGAGTATATTGCAGGGTCAACGCCCAGTTGAAAATTATAAACTGGTTTTACAACTCCACTATTTATAAAAACAGAACGCATAAAGTCAGATGTTGTCCAAACTTCATCCATTCTATTCAAATCATCCAGCCAGTAATCAGGTAGTTTGTTAGTCTCCCAGTAGGTAAAGCCAATTTTATAATCACCATGCCGACCATAAGACTCAGGAAGGCAGTGATTAATAACCACACCTTCATAAATATCATTCCTTCTTGCATAACCAATCTGGAGCCCGCTAATTTCTTGCGGGCTTTCATTTTCAATTTTGCGAAAATCCAATCCGCTTTTACTAATATGTTTTGTCAGGTGATATGAGGCATCACCATAACCTTCGCCAATTCTTGACGAGCCGTTATCTGTCCAAGTGATCATTCTTCTACTTGAAACGCAATCTTTTTACCAGCAGCATCAGCAGCTTCTCGCAATTTAGGCATGGGCAGACCGTGTACTTTTGTATACTCAACTCTGTAATTAAACCAGCCTTCAACGGCTCTCCACATTCTGTCATCTGTTTTGACTGCCAGTTCCTCAAGATCTTCTGGAGATAGAAGGAAGCTCAATACGCCCAAAGGCATATAAACAACAACATCATAATTTGAATCCTTATCTTTTGAATACCTGCTAAGCAAATTCTGGAATTGCTGAACCATACCTTGCACTGGCGACCCAGAGAAATGCTCTACATTGCCGTAAACATTTCTTTCTCTAGGACAAACATCGTCAACACCGACAAAAGCCCCATAACTTCTGCACACCAAAGGTCTAAACCCATAGATAGTGCAACCATCTTTATAGAATGCACACTTCCTTTCAGTTTCACCACCGAATTGCCATGTCTCATCATACATTGCCTCCTTTAAAGAATTAACTACTGAATTAAACCATTCATCCGCAAAATCCTTGCCCTTGTTTTCTAAATGCAAATAAAATTGCTGAGTGATGTGAAATGCAATATTGGCACACTCTGTCATGTGAATTGTTAAACCAATTGAACAACAATTGCCAGAACCAAGACATTTGTATTTTGTCTTATTCTGACTTGCCTCAATCATTCTTGCTTGGTTATAAACCATATCAAGCTCTGCGAAGATTCCTAGATCCCCTGCCGCTACTTTCCTTTGCATTACCTGCCCATACCCTTCTTTTTTTGTTGCATTGATTTTCTCCTATCACGCTTCATTTGTTCAGCCTTCCTTTGCATTGGTGATTTTGGCTTCTTAGAGGTAGCAGACAAGTTCCGCCCCTTGCCTCTGAATTTTAATAGATCGTACTTGTTACACCAGTTATAAAGACCTTGCGGAGTGATTTCAACATTGTAAGTTTGCTTTAATAGCTTCACAATGTCAGTTAGGTTCATCCGCTTCTTTACATAGTGCTCGTACAGCCAACTTTTGTCTTTATAAGGTTCAAGAGCCATTAGACACCACCATTAAATAATACCAAAGACCAATGCCGATTGCATCAACAATGTCGTCATCTTTCAAATTTTCCTCTTCCATTTGAAAGTAATCAGTAACAATATCCCTGACACGATCCTTTCTTTCCTTCTTCTTCTTAGCCTCTGTGTCAAAAACTATCTTATCTGTTTTAGATATATTTTTATATCCGATCCCTCGCTTCCAAAGGATTGGATTAATATCCATAACTTTAAAACAATAACCCTGAACAATCCCCCAGGTGTAGCCAATTATGTAGGAAATAACCCTGCTTGTTTGAAAATTTTGTATATAAACTGATTGCTCAATAATAGCTATGCTGGGGTTATGTTTCTTGCAAACATCTTTGATACCAGCGTTAATTTCATTAAATTTTATAGAAATATCATTTGTTTTTGTAAACTTGATCTTACCGCAGTCAACAAGTTTGAGACCATTATTAAAATCAATAACAGCCCAACCTAAAGAATGAGATGAAGGATCTATTGATAAAATTCTTTTTTCATGAGTGCTTACTATATTTTTAAGATTCATTACAGGCTATCCCTGACAGAGCCCTCTTCCCAACCCCAACCGACTAGCCTTTGGACATATCTTTCTCTTTTACATTTTTCACAGATATTTTCTTTATTATACCGTGATAGTATAGTTTCGCAACTTTTTGTCTTACAAATTCTTTTTTTATTTATATTAGCTTTTTTTTCATAATAATTATTTAGTAGTTTTGCATTTGTAACAACTCTTCTACATTCAGCTGAACAATAAATACTATTATAAGATTTGGCTTTAAATGGCTTACTGCAATCTAAATTCTTGCAAGTCCTTTCGTCATCATTAATCACTGTCTCCCCAGCATAAAGCAGCCACATTACAATCTGAACAATGCTTAGATGTTCTCTTGTACGGTCTGTCGGGGATATTACCACTAGTGTAATTCCCATAAATATCTCTGTATTTCTTAAACAGCTTATCTATAAAAGCCTGATCTTTTTCAATATAAATAGGAAGAATCTCTTGATTATTCTTGCATTCATAAATAACAAAACCGCCATCTAAGTTTAAGCACTCCATATAAATCTGTGCTTGCCTATAGTGCTCATCTTTTGGCTTGTTGTGTAATTTCCTGTAGTGGAAGCCTTCTGAGCTAATTGACTTTAATTCAATCAATTTCTCTCCATGCCAGTTAATAATTCCATCCGCTGTTCCCTCAATCGGAGGGGATGAATAAGTAACAGGGATTTCTTCAGCTACCAGGATGCCCATCTCTCTAAAATATCCGTACAGTCTGTCGTGAACAGCATGACCATTGTCAAAAATTCTAAGTGTTTGCGCTCTAAAATCTGGAGTTACGCTAACTCCATCAAACATATAATACCAATAGCGTGAACACTGGTTGGTATAACTTGGGTGAAAACCCTTGACTTTTTTAAATTCTGGCTTATTTCTTTCCGTCAAACTTTCGTCAATAGCTTTATTTAAACTATCTACCAACTGAGCAGTAGTGAAGCTCTCTTCTGGGACTTCCACTACAGGCTCAGCTGGTCTTGGATTCCTCAATACTTTTAATGATTTCATTACATTCCGCCTTTCGCAGCGAGTTTAAGTGCATTTATGTTTTCACCTAATGCTTCATACATGGTTTTCCATATATCATTAACAAATTTATCTTGATCATTCATAACCGAAGACTTTCTTTTAAAAGCTTGTGATTTAATAATCATCAATGTTCTGTACGCCGCTAATATATTAGCATACTTAACAGCCTGACCGCCCAGATAGTGGTCTGGGTTCTGAATAATGTCCTCAACTATCCTTATACACTCTATAAACTCCTCTGCCTTATCACCCATCTGCTCAGCAAGAACTTCTTTATTAATTATAATATCTGGCATTAGATATCCTTTCTTAGATCTTCTGTTTTAACTAAAGCTTGATATGGTGGATAAACTTTTGCAATCCCAATAAACCAAAATATAAGATTTACACCAATAGCAAATTCATCATGATCAAGGCTTATACCAAGACTTTTGTGACCAGATAGTTTATCGCAACAAAATTTAAGCTTCATATTCGCTTCCTTTAATTAAATCCTGGAACACTTCCCAGTCTATTATAGCAACCTTTGTCTCGGAATTTTCCCCAAACACTACGGAAATACATGGGTATTTGTAGTTGGCATTCCACGCATCTTTTCTCATTTTAGCCCAAGCCTTCAATGTAAGAGTAAAAGTTTTTTCGTTGTGTTTATAATCAAGCAAAAATTTATGCAATGATGCATCGCCCTTTTTAAGACCACGACCAGAATTCTTTACAGCCTTAGCGCTATCACGCTTAATTTCTTCTTTTTCAGTTCTTTTCACTAATAATTTCTTTCAAACGATCTCGGTCGGATTTTACTAAAATATATTGTACACGAAGAATAGCGATTTTATCCTCGGACTCCTCAATTCTTTTTTTTAAATCATTAATCTCTTTAATGTAATCCATTTTCTTTTTAAGCATAATAAACCACCTAATCATCCTCTTCCACTCCTCTATCCCCACATTCTGGATTTTCTGGTACTGGCTTAGGGCAGAAGCATTTATAGGATCTCACACCTACGATAATCATGCAATTCACTCCCCTAAATGCTTTATGATTTCTTGATCTGTTGGTTGTCTAAAATTAGAATTCGTTATTAACATATCATACTCATCATCAGACACTTTCTGCACTGGATTTTCTTTTGAAAACCTCACACCAGAGCTTGTGCTGTACCCAGCGCCCCGTTCAAAATATATATATTTCCTTCTAGACACTTTCCCAATAGGTTCAAACATCTCCACCCCGACACGCTTAATTAAAGACTTAAGCATCTTATCGCACTGAGATTGCCAGTTGTATTCTTTAATAACTTTAGGGGCTTGTTTGTAGTAATAATCGCACTGAGCATCAAAGTCATCAACCGCTTTTCTCATCAACTCAACAGTTGAATCAAAGCTCGGGACAATCACTTCCCCAGTATGATAGCCAGAATGCTGTGTTTTACCAAGAGTTGATTCAATAATATTCTTACCAAGATATTTCTCATACGAACACCA